CTATGCTTAAATAAAATCGCTGTCCTTCAATGTTCCCATACGCACCGAAATTGTCGTACCAAATCGAACATATATTTGTTGGTATATTGTACAATAAAATAGGTACATTCTTGTTAAATATTTTTGATACATAGCTATTGCATTTTCGTCCGAACTGTAGTATAATAGATAAGGTAATAAAGAGGTACGACAACGCCTACAAGATAGCAGAAAGAAACGAGAGGTTTTAACAATGAAATATGGATATAAAATTATTAGGCATTTAACTAAAGCAGCGTTACGAAGAATGTGCGTTGAAAAATGAATGGTATGATTGCGGCGACAATGACGAATATAGTAACATGCTGAATATGTCAGAAAAAAGAAATGTTACAAGTAAGGATGTTGTCAAAATTGCAATTGATATTATTGAACATACTGATGAATTAAGTTTAGGCGAATTGACATATGTATGCGATGTAATCTTAGCAAATACACAATCATTTATGAGTAAGGAATAAAAGGAGATGTTAAAATGAGTAGATATTTTATTGAAATAATCAGAGGTGTTGCAATCTGCACAAATAAACCATATCTGATGCCGTATCAAATACTTTTAGAAATTATAAACAACAAAAATCGTGTATATTATTCACGAAAAATAATATCGACAACAGAATCGTTTGAAAGAGCTGTAGAAATCTATAAAGAAAATATTCATACATGCAGAACAGTAAAATGCAACAATAAAATTATTGCAGATTTAATATATATGGGAAAAGCGACAACTGATGAATATATTAAAAATTATGAACTTGTTAAACAAGGTGTGTTTCAACCTCTATTTGCAGATGTTAGCGTGATTGACGGGTATGTCATAAGTTCAAACGGCAGACTTGTCAAATATTCAGATGCAAGAAAATTTATGAGTGATGAATTGCTTGACACAATGGAAAATGAATTTGAATTTAACTCAGAACAAGAATTTTATACCGAATATGAAAACTGTTATAGAAGAAAGTACAAAAGCGAATATGCAGAAGATTATGAACTTGAACTTGAAATATTTAAAAATTGAATAGAAAAAATAAAGGAGCAGAAAAAATTCTGCTCCTTTTGATTTTAAAGAATTACATCAATTTCATATGCAATTGTCGGAAGTTCACGCATATAATCTTCATCTTCTCCCGAACCTTTAAGGATTGGATAAAGCCCACCGTTTTTATAAATTGCTGACATTTGCTTGTTGTCAAAAATCGGTGAATCAGCAGTATCATCATAGTTTGCAAAAAATGAAGTAACTCGTGCTGGCGTTCCGTCTGTACGCTCTTTGTTTCTGAGGAACAATTCAACTTTTCCGTCAAAAATTGCGGGTGCAATTTCGCCGTCTGCATTTGAACCGCTAATTGTATAATTGAATATGCCATTCTGATATACTCGAAAATCAAAGCAGTTTTTATAATCTTTGATATATGAATTAAGATACAAGAAACGATTTTTATTGAAATCGAGCGATGCAACATTATCAAACACTAAAGTCGCATGTCCTGTCTGAGCAATGGACGACTTATGCGACCAAATCATTGGCTTGCCGTTTCGGTCATATCTGACGGTATAATAGTCTGAAATCGGGTCATAGTTTTGTGCACCTTGTACAACATAAGGTGAAACGCCGAAATCAATTTTAAAAGGTGTAGCGACAAATGAAACATCATCACGAACATCAGTTACAACTGAAATCATAGAATTGCCGAGAAAATTAGTAATTCTGTTAAAATAAGCGCCCGTTGATTCTAAGAAATAGCGTGGTAAGTCAGTGATGTCATAAATTCTGATATCTTTAATAGCAAAATTGGCAACATTGGACGGGTCATTGAATCCAGCAGACCATACAAATTTGCCATTATATGTGAACATATTAAAATATAACTGTTCTTTACCGTCATGTGTCAATGGGTTGGACGGTGGTAATAAGCCATCTGTCGCATTTGACAAATAAATTAATGCGTTATTATTTGTTGATTTATACAGTAAACTGACAATGTAAGTGTGTCCCTGAATTAAATCAAAAGGTACAGAAGTTCCATAGCCCTTTGAACCGATTACCATATATGCGGTTTTTTCCATAATAGGGACTGAGGTCATTGAAACCCATTTATTATCATCAACTGTAATCGAACAGTTGTTCGCAAAAATAGTGTTAATCGCATGCCCTGATGTGACCGAACCCGAAAATAAATTATTGTCGCAAATTGTAGGAAGTTCAATTGTTTTCGCCACTGATTTGACAGATGCATAGCAGTCAGAATTTAAACTGTCAACATTTGAAAATTTCATACCGCCTTGTACATTGTTTTTTGTGTCAAGCTGGGCAAAAAAATCAAACAAATTATTTGAATTGAAAATGTCAATGTCAACTGCGTTGAATTTAACATTACACCATTTTAAAATTCTTGAAATATTTGTGCTATTTACATTTCTGTCACCGTGTACCTTTGTGTTTACCATTTTGAAATCTGCGCCGTTTGATTTCAGTGCATATTTTTCAGAAAGATAAAGACAATAAGACACGGGAGAAAGGTCAACGCTATCCCCGACAAGAGTAGTCATAGGCTGATTTGTGAAAAGTGTGTTTGAATAAAATGACGGTGCGTTAAAATTATGGTAAATTCCTATATAAAATCTGTCGCAAGTTAGCCCGTCACTAAAAACTGAACCGCTTTCATAAAGGCAACAAGATGAATAAATCTGATTAACGCAGAAAGCATTCCACGGGTGACAACCGACTATCTTGTTGTCTCCACCGACAATTTTAATGCCGATTACGCAGTCAATTGAAACGCAATTCGTGATGAATGAATCAGTTGTTGTCATTTCAAAGCCAACACACTGCGTTTTATCAAGGTTAATTTTATCATCATCGTTAAGAAATTCACCCCTGTTTGTCTGCGGAAAGTTCTCAACGATAGTTCCATTTTTCAAAGCTGTGTAAATGTCGTCTTCGGCATTACGGCGAACGGTACAATTTCGGATTTCAGATTCAACACCGCCAGCAAGGTATATACCACGACGACAACCGTAAACATTAATGTTATCAAACAAGTTTCCTGCTGTGTAAATTGCGTATAAACCTGTGTGGGCAAGTTCGTTGTTACAGTCAATTGCAAGATTTTTAATAATACTTTTTGAATGTTTAACGGGAACACCGTCAGCATAGCCCGTTGTCTTGTAGGAAAGAGCATACTTCATTTTTGCAATTGCTCTGATTTTTGCTCCTTTAAAATCAAAAACGCCGTTGTTATCGAGTGCTGTAGTCTGATTGATGTCAATAGGTGCAGAAATTGAATAAATTTTACCTTTTGTTCCGCAAAAATTAACAGAAATATTGGGAATACAGCATAAATTGATAGCTTTCTGTAATGCAACAGTATCATCTTGCACACCGTCACCGAAAGCGCCGTACATTTCGGGAGTAATTACGGAATTTGCATTTGCCGGAACTAAAAATAACCCGTTCACGGTTTTAATTCCTGATGTTGGCGCATCACGCATAACCTGAAAGGTACATGCACCGCCGTCAGTCGGTGAGTGATACCCATTTGTGTGAACAGTCTGACCGACAGAAAAATGGTAAGCAAGTGCATTTTCGGTTGTGTCAAAATTAATGGCAAAAAACGGCGTGATATATTTTGAAAGTATATCGTCAAAATAACCATCACTTGCCATTTCGTCAAGTTTCTTGTTGACGGAATCCTGTACGCCTCTGTTGAAATATTCATCAAGCAACTTTGCAAGTTCATTGTAAAGTTTGTTGAGTTCTGAAACATCTTCGCCCAGTTTGATAACATCATCACGCAAGCCGTTCACATATGTTACAAGTTTGCAAAGCACTTCATAATAAGAAAGTGAATCATCATATACAAGGGGCAGAACTTTCTGACACCAAAACATGAACGGCGCTGAGGTCTGCGGAATTGGTAAATTGATTGACATAAAAAATCACTCCTTTAATAAATCGTCATAAACAATTCAGATAATTCATCAAGAATCATTGCATCAATGTTCAAGAAAGTTCTTCTAAATTCATTTAACATCGCAGAATAGGTCTGCGCGCCTCTTTTTCCGAGAATATTTTCAACATAATCTTGCGTGTTTGTTGTGTTTGTGTTTGAAGTAACATCACCCGTTGCAGTTCCTTTTCTTGATGAATCCACATTGTCAGTTGAATTAAAAGTCTTGTCATTTGTTGATGTTTCAGTTCCTGATGTTGTTTCTTTGTTTGTTGCTGTGTTTTTAGCTGTGCTTTTTGTTGTGTCAGTTGACGATGAAGTCAGGTCACCTGATGAAGTTCCTTTTGCGGTTGTTGTGTCCTCTGAATTTCCGTGTTTATGCCTTGCATTAGTCAGGTAAGTAAGATTATTCAAATTACCAACCGAGCCCTGTGGTGTGTCAGAATAATCATCATTATCGTTGTAGGTTTTTGAAGAAGTCGAGCTGTCAGAGGTCGAACCCGAATTAGAAGAAGATGAAGAATTTGTCAAAGTTCCGTCATTCTTATCTTCTGATGTTGATTCACCTGATGCCGTTCCTGATTTCGTTAGTTCAAATGCTGAATGCTCTGCGCTTGAAAAAGTATCTTTTTTAGTTTCTGTTTCGGATGTGTTTTTTGTGTCTGACTGTGAAAAATCCGTGTTGCCTGTGCCTGCCGTGTTTGATGTTGTCTTAACATCAACATCAATTAATGGATTGAATTTGAGTAGTTCGCTTTTATAAAGTTGATTAAAATATGGCATTATTTCATTCAGTTTATCATTAAGTTTTAATTTCCACACGCCGAGCGTTTCAAAGCCGATTTCTCTTAAATAATAATGACGGAGAATTTTCTTTTCAAGAGGAATTTTATAATCTTCGTCAAAAATCGGATAATCAAAATCAAAAATCAACGGTGCAGATTTTGAGATTATTTCTTCAACTTTTGAAAGACCTTGCGAATCTGTGTAACCGCATAGATTTTCACATATAAAGCGTAGTTCTGTAGTATATTTACTCATCTTCTGCATCTCCTTCGCTGAAATCTGAGGTGCGATATTCACAATTTACATTCAGCCCAAACATAGCATTTATTTTTTCGCATGCCTGTTTTCGCATTTGCAATCTTGAATATCGGCTGGCAATCACGCCGCCCATGTTATTGATAACCTCAGAAGAAATCAAACGCTCCTTTTTGTTATAAGTAATGTTTGAAATTCCTAAATAAGTTAGAGCCTCATTCCAGATTTTTTCTTTTAGTTCATAGAGCAATGGCGCATTAAAGGGCGCATCAGTCTTTAGAACTGACAAGGCTTGCTGGTCGAATTTGTCGTTTGCAAAAATAAACGGTGTGTTGCCGTCATATTGCATATACATGTTTTGCATCGTCAAGCGCTGATTATCATTACATTTAATGAGGACGGGCGTTTTCTGTGCATTCACATTAACATCAATAGTTCTATCAATGTTGTATAATCGTTTTGCAAAAATTGTGACATCATCAACTGAATTTGTGCGCAACATGTTGTTGAAAATCGGAACACTGTTATCAAGTGTTAAATGCATGTTGTAACCGTTTGATGCATATGCGGTTATGTCTGTAGGAACATCATATACATTAAAATTTCCGCCGAGCATACAACGCAAGCACAAAAAACCGACTACATCATCTTTAAAAAACACGGCTGAACCGTTTCCGAATAAAGCAAGTTCAAGAAATCTTTCATCAACTGTGTCAGGCAGTCCCGTCCATTTAAACATTGAGATTGAAAGCTCGGTTAATCGGCGAACATACTGGCTGTAACTGAGGTTATTATCAAACATTGATTCACCTGTTAATGTTTTTTTCTTCTTTCGCAATTTGTTTCACTTCCTTATACTGAATTATCAAGGGAATAATTTCCAACTTCTGACCCGTTTTTCCAAAAAGTTATGCCATTGTTGTAAATGTCACAAATCTTTTTTGCATCATCGGCTGGAACACTGCCCTTTATAGTACATGCAACCGTTTTAGTGAAAGTCCAGTGTGGGCGAACATTTCTGTTTGGTGTTTTCACTCTATGTGTAGCGTAGCCGAACTTATCAAAATAATCATCAATTGTATGCGCAATTTGCGGTGTGATGCATTTTGTTGTTACTACAAAATTAAGCAATCCGAGCCAATAAGAAATCACGCCGCTTGTCTGACCGCTTGTTTGAGAGCCTTGCAGCTTAGCCTGTTCGCCCTCATTCATAAGATTAGCAATTGCTCCAAGTGTGTTAAGTCCAGCGCCAGCAACAGCGCCAGCTAAATTTCCAGTTAATGCGCCAGATGCCGCACTCATTGTCATACCATTTAATAAGTTCGGTAAAGTCTGCGTTTGCGTTCGTGCCAACCACTGGTCGTAGTAATTTGATGAAAACGAAATTGCAGGAAAAGACGACATCGTGATTGCCTCGTCTGTGTTTTCGCCAAGATTTTTATAATTGGACGGATAAAGAATTGCAGGTGAACCGCCTGACCTATCACCGCATACATAGAATGTTGGTGTAGCATCTAAAAAATATTCAAATTTGTAAACGGCTGAACCACCCTGATTATTTGAAACATAAATGAATGTGTACGGATATTGCAAAAGTTTTTTATTTCGTGGAGCATATCCCGAAATCATCGCACCTGAATGTGTTATCAATTTTTTAATCGTGGTCGGTGCTATGTTGATAGCGACCGTCGAATTTGCGACTTGAGTTTGATGTTCTGCTTGATGGTCTGAATGCTGACCGTCAAGTCCGATGCCGTACAAATAATTAACAAGGCTGTCCGCATCGGTTTCAAATGTATAAGTACCCGAAACAATTTTCTTATCCAGCATTGTATAAACTGAACCAAGAATGTCCTCATATGTGTTCGGGTCGCATGTTGTTTGAACTACATAATTAAGTGTCAAGTCGCTTGTTGTTCGGTTTCCAAAAACATATTCTCCCACATTCACTGTTTCGGGGACAAGATTTTCGCCTATTTCATCAGATGCAGAATGTTCACGCTCGATGAAACATTCACCGACTGAATAATTAAAAAACCATGTTTGCATCACATCAATTTCAAATGTGATTTCTGTTACGGCATTGTTTACATATTCTATCGATGTTATAAATGCATAAAACCATTTAGAGCCAAAGCCCGAATTTTGAAACATTAAATAATTACAATCATAACATGCATCAGCCGATAGACCAACACGCATAGTCCCTTTATTCACTCTTTGGTATGTTTGAGCGGTCAAACTGTGCTTTGCAAGACCTGAAAAATAAGCAGATTGCGCTGAACTTGATGAAAAATAAATCGTATGTTCATATGACGGGTCAAGCGGAACATTTGAAAGCAGTTTGATGTTTGTTGAGGGTTCAACATACATGATTATCACCTCACTTGAAATAATGATTGTGTGTCAAGTTTTTTCGCTTGACACACAATCCAAAATTTACGCCGTAATAGTAACAGTACATTTGCCTGACTTTGTGGTGTCATATGTTGATGTTGCTGTAATTGTTGCTGTTGTTGCTGTAACAGATGCTGCAACGGTTACATGTCCATTAATGTCAACAGTTACGCCGTCAGTGTCGGATTTCCAGTTTACAGTTTTCGGTGCATAATTTTCAGTTGTTACGATAGCAGAAAGCTGAACACTCTGACCTTTTTTGCATGTGATTGCAGTAGGTGAAACTGTTACAGAGGTAACGCTCGGCACGGCTGGAACAAATACAAGCGCATTTGCAAATGGCGACATGGAAAAGGTCTTCCATGTATGATAAAAGTAATTCCAGTAAAGACCCTGACCGTTGTAGTTTTCTGTAAATTCGTACATGTTGTCAAAAATCATAAAGAAATTCTTATCGACAAGCACCGCAGGAATAGCGTTGAGCGCTGTGAGCGTGTCCTGTGACGGCTCTTCATAATTCGGGTCGTCTTTGAAAAGTGCATTCAGTCTTGCGACATCAAGTTTACCGAAACCGTCAATCAAAATTCTGTGTCCCATGAACTCAGCTTTTGACATGTTGAAAGCTGATGCCAAAACCTCAACATCAATTTCGCTGTCAAACTGTGAATTTACAAGTAAATACTGGTCGTCTTTGTCCGTGAAAGTCTGAACGCCAGCAACATTATAATTGTTTGACATGAATGTCAAAGCATTTGACATACCTTTGATTTTAGTGACTGCGCCTTTTGCATCGTTTGCATCAACTGTAATAGCTGAAAGTCTGCCGTCAAGAATAGCCTTTGCCAGCATATATTTTGTTGTCACAAATTCATCGTAATTTGCCGCCGTGTACATAGCATTCACGATTTTTGAAATCAAATCAGTGATGCCGTCCCATGACAAGAAAGCCTGATTCAAGTCTTTATTCTGAATCGTCTGCTTGTAGAATTTCTTGTAATTCAGGGCGTGGAACGCCGCTCTGGCATCGGGAATTTCTCTTGCAAAAACTTTGTTTTCGCTTTCTTCAACATCGTACTGATGAGGGTTTGCGATATTCACGAAAATCTCTTCAACGCTCTCACCGTAATCAATAAGACCCTTTTTGAACATTGAAAGCGGATTCGAGTACATCTTTGAAGTGATAATCACCCGTGCGATACGATTTACAAGAGCGTTCAAAAATTCGTTCTGCAAAGGCGTGTACTGCATGATAATTTCGCCGATTCTGCGAATGCTTTCGGTTGTGTTCTTTGCCGTGGGGACAAAATCACGGTAATTTGTGCTTGCTGAATTTCTGATAGCATTCAAAATGTCAACGCTTGATGCGTTTAGTGTTTGTGTTTTTGGAATTGTTGGCATTATTCTTCCTCCTTATCATCAAATAAATCATCTGTTGTGATTGTTTCGGCAGTTGTTTCGTGGATTTCCTCATCGTCTGCATCGTTCGTGTCAAAATTTACATCACCATTGAAAAAACGATGCATGTACTTCTTGCGCCACGATTCATTTAATTCATCGTATTTCTTGTGCCAGTCCTCGTTATCAGAAGAAGTGCTACCCACTGCCGAATTAAATGCATTTGTTACATCGTCAACAAATTTAAGCGCTCTTTCTGAGGTGTCGTCACCGATGAAGTCGTGAACAATTGTGATAAATTCTTCAAGTGTCATATTATCAACCTTTCATTATATTATTTACCAACATTTGAGCGTAGGTATAATCAAAGTTGGCATTTTTTAAATTAGTAAAGCGTTTTTCGCCATTACCATATTTACCGCTTATAATATCGTTTGCAATTTTGTTATATTTTGTTTTTGCTGTTGCTTTTGCTGTTTTAGCTGATTTATTAATAATTTCATTCACAATCGATTGACTATAATTATAATCAATATTAAGCGAAACAAGTTTGTTTTTGCGCTCTGTTCCATTGCCGTATTTTCCGCTAATTACATCGCTTGCGTAACGCTTATATATTTCATAATATTTATTGTGGATATCGTCAATTGTCAATGTTTTGTTATTAGTGTTTGTAGCTGATTTAAAATCAACATAACATTCATTAATATCAACATTTCCATTGATTCCATTAACTTTTCCCGTTGATGATTTCTGCCAAATGCAATACCCGTTATTTTTTCCGACATCGGTGGGTTTATAGCTGTAACTTGCAACCCATTTGTATATACATGGGTTCAAATATCTCATGTCAATGCGTTCAACAAATCCGCTAACAGCTGATGCATACACGCCCGACTTATAGCCTTTTTTGTGTAAATAACGACAAAAAATATTAATGCCGCTTGTAACCGTTGCTCTTGCGCTTATTGGAGTTGTTTCAACATCAATAAACAGAGGCAAATCAAAAGTTTTATTTTTTACAATATTGCAAAAAACCTCTGCAATTTTTTGTGCATTTTTTGAAGAAAAATCACGATTAACAAAATAATATGCCCCAATTTTTAAACCTGCTTTTTTTGCATTTATGTAATTTGTCTCAAAATACCTGTCGATATAATAACCGTCATCATTTCCGCCAGCTTTAATTATGACAAATTTATAGCCTGATTTTTTAACTTTATTAAAATCAATGCGCCCTTGCCATGCTGAAACATCAATCCCGTGTATCATTTTCTTTGTCCTCCGTTTCATTTTTTAACTTTTGCAAATAAGGAGCAAAAAAGTTATTTAATGATGGGTTTACTTCGCACAAATTTTCAAAACAGCTTATAATCTCCATAATGCAAATATAAATTGCAACTGACGGGAGAATCGGCAAATCAAACGGTAAGTCAATGAAATTAATACCGTAATCAATACCACCGCACCCGATAAGGGCAAGTAATTCCGCCAATTTGTGAAACAGCCCTTTGCGCAAAATAGTGCTGTCAAGTTTTTTGTTATAAATCGCTTTAATAAATCCGGTAAGAAAATCAAAGCAGATTAAAACAAATGGCACAATGTACAAAAAAATCAATTTAATCACCACCTTTTATTTATATTATAAAAGGGTATTGACTTTCTTGCAACACTCTTTTATAATTAAATTATAGATAAATGAAACGAGGTGAAACAAGAACAGTTGCGTACTTTTTATGACGGAACAAAACTACTTTCAATGCGTGATATTAACGGCAATAAACCCGAAATTTATTTATGCACTTCTAACCGTAGTGCTGGTAAAACTACATTTTACAACAGGTATTTTGTAAAACGCTTTTTAAACTACGGCGAAAAATTTGTGCTAATTTACCGATTTAAGTACGAACTTGACAGTATAGCGGAAAAATTTTTCAACGGCGTAAAGTCTTTGTTTTTTACTGACTACAATATGACGGCTAAATCTAAGGCTGGCGGAATGTACTACGATTTATTACTTTCAAAAAACGGTGATTCAAAAAGTGAAGTGTGTGGATATGCTATCGCCTTAAACTGTGCAGACCAAATCAAAAAATATTCACATTTGATGAATGATGCGCAAAGAATGTTATTTGATGAGTTTCAATCAGAAACAAATCACTACGCTACAAATGAATTGAATAAATTAATCAGTGTCCATACTTCGCTTGCCCGTGGAGAGGGAAAGCAATGTCGTTATTTGCCAATTTTCATGTTGTCAAATAATGTCAGCTTGTTAAATCCATACTTTGTGGCGCTCGGTGTGTCAACCCGATTGCGTGAAAACACTAATTTTTTAAGAGGTAACGGCTTTGTGCTGGAACAAGGTTACAACACATCAGCATCTAGGGCGCTTGAATCTTCTGCATTCAATCAGGCATTTCAACAGGCTGATTATGTTAAGTATGCGTCACAAAAATCATATCTAAATGATAATACTGCTTTTATTGATTCTCCAAAAGGAAAGTCAAAATATTTATGTACTATACGATTTAAAAATAAAAATTTCGGAGTTTTTGAATTTGCAGAAGAAGGAATTATTTTCTGTTCTGATAATGCCGATGTTTCTTATCCGCTTAAACTTGCTGTTACAACCGAGGATTTAAGAATAAATTATGTAATGATTAAGAAAAATGATTTATTCATTTCAAATTTACGCTATTATTTTGATAACGGGTGTTTTCGTTTCAAAAATTTGTTATGTAAAGAATGTATTTTATCAACTCTATCTTATTGATTATCACATTTTTTATAAAATTAATGTGAAAGACGGGTTGTACTGATTGATTTCAGCCGTTTCTCTGTCGGCTTTACGCACCGCTTTAATTTTTAAAAAATGATTCGATAATACAAAAAGCACTTGCAATTTGCAAGTGCTTTTTAATTTTAAGTCATTGTATAAAATGTTTCTGTCAACACAACACCGCCATTAATTTGTACGGGGCACAATTTAAGAGGAACGCTCAACCCGACTTTAAAATCCTTTATTGTGCGTTTTTTCTTTAAAAATTCTTGCGCATCGTCATTCATATTAAGGTCGGAAATGTCAACATCTGCTCCGATTGACTTTAAAAATAATGTCTTGCACTGGTCTGGCATACCAGCACATTTGACATTATAGAAAGGTTTATCAATCGGTTTCAAATTTTCTGCCGTAATGTGTTCGATATATGTTTTCTGTCGAACAAATAATCCTTTATCCCAGCAGCTTTCAAGTTTCCAGCAAAGAAAATTTCTATCGTCAACCGTTATTCCTTTAATTTCATTAGGACTACAACAGCAATGAATACTATCGGTATCAGCATAAATAAAATTTTTATAATTTTTTTGTGCCGCACGGATAGTAAAATTTCTTGCATATGAAGTAATCGCAGAGCCCACGGGAATATAAAAAGGTTTTTTATCGCAGGCATACACACCATAAAATCCCAGTGACAAATCATCTTTAATGTATGCTATTTTAAAACTGCTATCGGTGTTAGTTGCCGTTTTTCCGTATAAATGATTTAAGTATAGTTTCGCTAATGTTTTTTTAGCTCCTTTACTGTTTAATTTTATTTTTTTATATTTATTTATATAGCTGTCAAATATTCCGATTGCTTTATTAAAATAACATCCGTCAAGTATTTCAAAATCTATCAAATTGTAATGCTCTTTGATTAATTCAAAATCGGTCATAGTTAATGTTAATATAACTTGCGTATTTTGTTCATTTCCGTTTATGTCTAAATATTTTTTATAATATTTGTTTGTTTTTTTATCGTAAAAATCAGATGTTTCAAGCCATTCAGTACTATTATAGCGAAAAGTATTTTTAATCTGAATGCAAGGTACAAACCCTTTTTTTAAATAAAACCGTGTTTTAATACGAATAAAATAATATTTTTCCTTTGCAATTTCAGGAATATAATTCCCACTCCAAAATGTTGGTAATCCCACTGGATAATAATTTCCGCTTTCGCTATGCATGACAGACGGGTATAAACTGTTGACATCTGCTGTTGTTCCATTGTTGTAGATTTTATTTTCGCAACCTTTTTTTAAATAGCACCAACCGCCTTTATACGATTTTCGTACATATTCATCTGCATTTTTAAATTCTAATGGAACATTCACACTATATTCAGCAATGTTAGGATATAATTGCTCAATTAAGGATTTAGTCATTAAGTTTTTATATTCATTAAGGCAACAACTCCCAATTGTCAAACTGTCATGTTTTTCTTCGAACATAATTTCGAGTGCCTCTTTAAGAACAAGTACATCATTTTTTATGTATTCTTGTTCTTCGGGGGTGATTTCACAACCAGCATATCTATAGCCCTCATATTCCATTTTTAATTTTTTATGCTCCGTGTCAAATGATTTACCGATTGATTCAAGAGTGAAAGGCAATAATTTCAAGCTGTCCCGAATTTCAATAATTTTATTATTTTTCTTGACAATGATATAATACCATTGCCCCCGTTCGCTTATACTGTATTTTATAGTGTTATTTTTCATGTCCTTAGTTTCAAGCCACCGTACAAGTGACCCGTCAGCATTCATTTTTTCATATGCCTGCTCATATTTTAAATCTTTGAGCAAATACGATAAAATAAAACTTCCGTCAAATTTTAAATTGTGAAAGTAAATTTTAATGTTTTCATTTAGACTAAAAAAATAATTGAAGAAGTCCTGAATGCTATGCATTATTTTAACATCCTTTTTATACAATTCGCAAAAACAAGCTGACCAAACTTCGGTGAAAGTCTGCCCCTTAAAAACAGTTGTTTCAAAGTCGGCAGCATAGATTTTAAATTTTCTTGCTTTCATTTCTAATCACTTCGCATCATATCTTGTTGGCTGGGAATTTCGCCACCGTTAAAAATCATCGCTAACTTACTATAACTGCCGTTATAATCTTCTACGTCTTCTTGTGAACTGGCATACATTACAACATCTAACGCCTCATTTATAGCATCTGCATTTTGTTCTAAATATTTTTCAAAATCACTTAAAGCGAGAACATTTGCATACGCTTGTTTTGTTCTTTGAAAAATTTCTTTCAGTTTTATTGCTGAGTTTTCGCCGTGCGTACTGCGATAATGTAAATAACGCCAGTCGTTTTCAGCAATAATTTCATCAAGCCTATTTTCAACGCTTTCAATTGCGGAATATATCGGAACGGGGTCGGGGCTCGGTGGGTTTTGTTCTTTTCTTGCTTTTCGTGTTTGTGCGGCTTTTTTCGCTCTTGCTTTACGCTCAATAGATTGACCGACTTTACCACTTACAACTTTTCCGCTTTCATCGTCTAAATATGTGCTACCTTTTTGAGCATAAATATCTAATTTTTTTATGCTTTCGACTCTCTTTTTTGTAATTCGTTTCGGCTTTTCAGACGGCAATATTTCTGATTTATCAAATCGAAACCCTCTTTTTTCAGCCGCTTTAATTCTTCGTTTTAAATTTTTAAGTGCTTTTTCGTATTCAAGTTGATTTAATGTTTTTTTCTTTTTCATCATATTCACCAACCTTTTAAGAATTAAAGCCCCGACATTTTAAATGTACGGGGCTTTTGTAATTATTTCATCACTTATACTAATGTGCAAGTGATAAAATGCTTTCCGCTGTAGTTCTTTGATTCACGCTTGTAAAATTCAATTTCAAACGGCTCTTCTGTGTCATTCATTTCGTCAAAAATATCAACAAATGAAGAAATAGCGCTCTCTGAACCCGTGTAATATTTTGCACCCGACTTATCAACAATAACCATTGTTGAATAGTCCTGCTCATTTTCAGGGAGTTTTTCGTTGTGAATGCTGATGCGTGCGTAAAAATCGGGAGCAATAACAAGCGGCTTTTCAGGTTCGACCACCTTGTCAATTGCAATTGCTGAGGTCAAATCTTTCAACTTGATTTTTTCCCTTGTGCTGAGTTCTTTACTGCTGTCACTAATAGATGTTGTGTAATTTGCCATGATAATATCTCCTTTATTATTCTTCTGTTATCGTTGCTTTTTCGATAAATTCCTGTTCTGGCATTTCATAACGCCTTTTAATTTCTGTGTACCCTCTCAATGCAAGATATTTAACGGGAGCATAATCAATCTTGCTGATTTTATGCTCTATCTTTTTTTTAAGGTTTTTTTCATTTGTGAACTTTCCTGCAATTTCAACAAAAATTGTCTGCGTTGTAAAATCTTTCATATTTACAATGACTACTTCACAACGAGTTACAGTAATCGTTCTGCTAACAACTCTTGCCCGTGGCATATTATTTATCATCTCCTTTAAATAAATTTGTAATTGTGTATTTGATTTCTTGACTTTGTAAAAGCAAGAATTATTAGTCAATGGAACTCTGATTCCAGCATTCAACACATGAACGCTTGCAATGTTTATCTGTCAATCCTAAAATATGTGGACATATGTCTGGTACTCCTGCATCAGTAAGTGTAGCATTTGGATAGTTTCGCAGAAATTCTGACAAGTATGTTTTTCGTGGGTTACCATCGCTCCACTTCTGAACAAGTTTAATAGCTATTTCATGATGTTGTGATTCTAATGTGGTACATAAAATATTTTTACCATTATTATATCTGCTTAACGGGCAATTAATACATGCAATGTGACAAGCACCTTCATTATCTGATTTTACCATTCGATTTTTTTCACTTAGATAGTTTTTTGTTTTTGAGCAGTCAATCATTTTTTCATTCTCCTTTCGACCGTCTATAATTAAACATGATTCGCCCCTCCTCACGAGTAGCGTCAATCTCTTTTGTGAAAAATCGGTGTTTACAACTTTTGCATTCACGGTAGCGCAATGTCATATCTTCCAGCTTTGTTGTGTCAATCACTCGGCTATCGCCTGTTAAACACACAGGACAATACATGTTATTTTCACCTCTCTTTCATTATCTATATTATACC